AACTAAACTTTTTGATTCTGTCAAATGCCTGAGCACCTTTTACTGCACTACCAAATACAGCATTTAAACTGTCTTGTAGATCTTGAAATTTTGCACCTACTGTAACTACACTTTGTAATCCTTTTGCGGCCGCAACAACACCTGCAATAGCACCTGCTACTTTGGTAAAACTTGCTCTGCTGTTTTGTGCAAATCGATCTGTTGCCGCAGTACTAGACTTTATACTACTGGTATATTGTTTACTGTCTAGTTCTAATGTTACTCTAATATCTTTTGCCATTATCTAATTTTCCTGATTTCTTGTTCTACAAAATCTTCTAGTTTATTTATGGAAGGTTCTGTGAATCCTTTAGGTGCCTGCTTACTCCAGCCTTCATCTAATCTACCAGCATATGGATACTCACTTTTGATTTGCAATCTCTTTGGATTAGCATTGTGTTCTCGAGTTTTGCTTCTAGCATTACCACTTCTTATAGGGGTATTTTGTTTGAGTACTGGATATGTTTTTTTCATCACAGTTTTAGGCATTGCACTTAATTGTGTAAACATTTTATCTACATCACTGGTGTTAATCTTTATTGCCATAATACTCTTCTTTTAACTTATCTATATGCTGTTTATTATAGAAATCTTCACCTATAGGTTCATTTCTATTTTCTTTTTCTTTGATGTGTCTGTATGTTAAAGCACAATCCATTATCATCAAATCAAATGTATCTGCTTCAGTTAAAATCTTGCTAGGCAGTACACCATATCGTTCTGCCATTGCGTCGATCAACAAAATCAAATTAGTTTCTGGCGATCCGTTAAGATCTATTGGGTGAGTTGTTACTTTCCCAGTTCTTCACTGATCAGACTAACTGCCTCCATCATCAAATCAACCGGCAAGATTCTTTCTTCATCAATGATGGGATTACCATCTTTGTCCAGTATCATTTCTTTGATTAATTTGGTCATACCTTCAAAATTGCCTTTGTCAGCATTTGCCAACTTTGCAAAGGTATCTAGTGATTGTCTGTCGTAAATGAAGAATTCTAATTCTTCGCCGTATTTTTCAACAAGTTCTGCCTTGTTGATTGTGATTTTAATTAATTGTGGTTTTGTTGATAATTTACTTAACTCCATATCTTTACTCCTCTGTATCTATTTTAGTTTGTAAATAGTGTATAGCACTTAGGACAAATCCTACTCTACTATGCACCTTTTCTATATCTCTGTTTGCACATTTTAATTCAGCCTGTGCTTTGGCCATTTCTACTTCAAGACTCTTCAGAATCTCCTTCTTCGAGTGCTTCTCCCATATCTTCATGTTTTTCTACCTTTTTATCTTTTTTCTTTAAGAATTTGCTATCTGGTAATTCAATACCTTTTTCTTTAGCATATTCGTCCATATCTACTCTGGTTATTACACCATTGATTTCTACTCTGATTTCTCGTGTGGCTTTTGTCCATACACCATGTTCATCAAAGTTTCTTAACCATTTATGTTCCATATCTACTCCTAAAGTGATGCTCCCTCGAAAGGGAGCATACTATTATTTATTGCTAGACTGTGTTCTTGGTTAGATCACCATCGACCTCAATGGTTACAGGGGTGATAAACACCGCCGCATCCTGAGAGGCAGTTGGAGCCAAGCCACTTAAAAAGCCTTGTCCTTGAAGGAATGTTGAACCTGATGTGTTACCTTCAAATGCCACACTGAAAAAGACTGTTGTCTTGTTATTCTGTGTGCCAAATAGTCCATCATTAATAACCGAATTCGTGGTGTTTGCTACACCAAAGAATGTCGATTCATCTACTAAACAGTTCAATGAGATCTGGTTAGTTGATGGTGTTGTAAATGCTTTTTCACTTGATGAGTCTAGAGTTTTATATCTAACTACACCAGTTGAAGCATTAACTGTGATGTCCTGCATAAATGGTACTACAAGTCCTGTTGAAGAATCGGGGTCAGCCGATGCTAAATCTACATTACTTAATGTCAGGATTGCTTTATTGCCTGCTGTTACATTCATTACTGCCATTGGTTTCTCCTATTGTTATACAGTTATAAACCGATAATCGAAATTATATGTTATATAATCTAGAGTGATCTCGGTATCTACCACACATTCTTTCGTGTGCGGTCCACTTACTCCAAGCCTTTCTGCTATTACAGTATTGACAATGGTGTCAATATCTGCGGGTTGATTTTTTGCATCTACTGTCAGGTATGCTGTCACAGTGGTTTCTGTTTCATATATGTCATTCCCATCAAGTGTGCCGTATAGTTCTGTAACATCAATGTTATCTTGATCTACATAAACAAACTTTTTGTTCTTTATATATAAAGGTTCACCACCTGAGTTAAAAGGCAGTTCACTGCTAACTGACACATTACTTGATGCCAAATTAGCAGTTAAACCTGTGATTAAAGTATCTCTAATCGCCATTACCTAACTCTAGTTATGTTGCTTCTGCCTCTCGTCCTGCGAGTTTGACGGAATCTAACCATTTTTTCATTGTCTGCAACACTTCCGTCGCCTGACTGATCGTACCAATCAAATATATCTAGTAGTTCTCTGAATAAATCTTCGAATTTACCTTCATAATATTGAATTTTCTGTACTTCAGCACTCTCGGGATTGCCAAAATCGGCAATTTTAGGCAACAAGTATTCTTTCAATGTATAGTAACAGCACATATCTGTGAAGTCACTTTTACGGTTAACTATTCTTTCGGGTATAAATGCTGGTATATTGTTTATATCAGTATAGCCTGCACCTGCAAACCCTAAGTATTCTCTCCATCTTGCACTAGCACGGATTTTTTCATTAATCCTGTTAGTGCCTTTCGCAGTCAAGTCCTCAATGTATTCATTAAGGGTGGCTGGAGCATCAGGAACATTAGAGAAATCTATTTCATTGGCTTCAAAAAGCCTTTGATCTTTATCTCTTACATCTAATGCTTCTGCGTAACTTACTACAGTTGTTCCTGATGTTATAAATGCCATTATCTCAACTCCTGATTATAAAGCAGTTATGCCTGATACTAAGTTGTTACTTCTAACGAATCTGAGTCCTACTGCTTGTCCAATCAGACCTTCCAACAATGCTTGGTTAGCCAAGTCTTGTGATACTGATCCAATTGCTCCGCCGGCTATTCCGCCTACACCATTTAACTCACTTGCAAGTTTTAATTCTTGTGCTGGAGTAATAACTGCATAGTAGAAACCACCAACATCTGCTGGGGCATTTTGTGCTCTTAAGTTTGCTACTGATTTACTAAATTGTGCTAAACTGGCTGTTGAAGTTCCAACTCCAGATTCTGTTGCAACACATCTAATAAAGTTACTTCTAACTTGTGCAAAACCATTTCTCAATGTAGCCACAAAGTCGTGGTTATCATTTTCGATATCGTTGAACATTTTTACAGATGGGTCTCTCTTAACTGCATATCCCATTGCTTCATTTGAAAATACAACGGCTAAATCTGCCTGTGTTAATTCTGAATTAATGTTACCATCATTGCTGATGTTGATATTTGCTAAGTCTGTTAGTGCTGATGCACCACCTGATACCATCACTCTAAAACCTTCTACATCAGTTGCCTGTGCAATTGATCTTGAAAGTCTTGTTACTAGTGCATTTCTTACAGTTTCTAATCCACCATCTTCTAATGCTTCTTCTGAAATAGTAGAACCTGCTGATTTTTTAGTTACTCCAAGTGTAGCACTTGTAGGGTTAAAGTTAAAACCATCCTTAATTAAAGATGTGTTTTCACCTAAGTTTACATTACCATCTGGCCATGAATTAGTTAATGGAATTTTCATTTCATTACCAATTGCACCTGTCAAATTGTAATTCATTGTAATTAATGAAGGATTTGGAAGTAATACTGCGTCATCGTAATAAGGCACGAGGTCTGCAACTATTTCCGCATACAGTTCATTAATTTGGTTACTTGTTGTTGCCATAATTTTTCTCCTATATGGTTGTTAATTACTTGAGAGTTCTGGAATTTCCAACATTTCTAGATTCTCTCATTTTATCTATATGTTTACGGACCATTTGATCAGAAATTTGATTTCTGCTCAATGACCTGTTAGTAGTTCGTAAATTCACAAATGCTGATCTATATTCAGGGTCCCTTTTCATTCGAGTTTCGTCGACTGCTATTTGTTTCCCTTGATCAACTCTTGTTGTGTCTACATCATATGTATCAACACCTTTTTTGGCAAATGGTAAACCTAAACTCTTACCAACTACTTCAACAGCAGTTTTGTAATCAGGTTTCTCGCCATCTACAGTGAGGTAGTCCTCTCCATTCTTGATTGCGAATGTTTGTCCTTCAACTTGAAACATGTCTCTGGCTTTCATCAAGTCTACCACAGCATCTTTCTGCTCTGGTTTCCAAGTAGTGGGCATATTCTCCTTAAGAGTACTAATATGCTCTCTTACAGCATAGTCTGTTTTGACTTTGCTTAACTCTAATTTGAGTTCTTCAACTGTTTGCTCTCTTTTTTGAACAGCACTTTTAAGTGCTTCTACATCTAGAGAATTATTCTCTGGTGATGCACTTCTCAGTTGGTTTACTACTTGTTTTACTTGACCTAAGTCATCAACTTCCAAGTCTTGAAGTATTCTACTTTCTACATCCTTCTTGGCATTTACGGCAATCCTGTCAGTTTCTTCACGAGTGTAAACTCGTTTTCCATCGACATAGAATTTGCCTTCCTTTGCCTCTAATGAAGGGCCTTTTGGTGCTTCTACTTCTACTTCAGATTTTTGGTCTCTTTGTACCTCAGTCTCTGTTACTGGTTGCACAGTTTCGCCTGCAACGGGCGTATTTACATCTAGTCCTTCTGACATAGTTATTCTCCTTTTAGTCCCTGAGTGGGGTTATATTCAAAGTAATTACAGTCCGTTCTCACTGCTTGTACTATTAAGCAGTTCTTCCAGTCTATTGCGAACTTTGTCACGCATTATTTCTTTTATTCCTGGTGCTACTATGCTGTTTCTTTCTTCATAGTCAACACCTGGGTTGTTCTTTTCTAATTGTAATTCATATTCTGCATGTGTTTTAAATGGCATGTGTACAACACTACCATCTTCTAATGTATGCGTATGTGAACCACTGCCACCTAATTCTGTTGCTCTTGCTTGTGCTTCTGCAGATGTGGCAAATTCTTCTGCTACAAATTCTGTAACAGTACTTGCAATACTTGTGGGTCTTTCTAAAAACACACTTTCATATTTTTCATATGCATTGATCAGTTGTACCATTTCAGATATTTCATGCTCTAGTGCTCTTTTGTTGTACTGTCTGTTGTAACTGATCTTGAAGTCTTCTGGCTTCTGTTGATTAGTCCAATCGAAGTACATATCGAACAATTGGCTTTCTGTGTTTTCTAAATTGGTTGCTTTCTTTCTGATCAGTGCGGCTAATTTGTCATCAAATACTTCTATCTGATTACCACTTTTAGCACTTCTGATTAAATCTTCACTACGCAACATTGCAATTTGCGTTAGTTTGGTTATTTTACTGTCTATCAAATCTCTTATTTCAGAGATAGCATCTAGTGGTGGTGATGCAAATTGATAAACAAAGTTCTGTTGGTCGCCTGTTAATCCGCCCTGGACACGAATTACTGCTCCAGGTTCGGCTCCTACTTGCCCATCATTTAGTGCATCTGTATTTTCGTCTACTACTAAAGTCGGATGAGCCCCATATGTGATTGCACTATATATTTCTGCACTATCACCATATATGCTTCTTTGAATTTGTGCTATATCAAATATAATTGTACTACCTATGTTATTGTGTACTTTGACATTTTGATATACTGTTGTAATAGGTATGTAACCTAATTCATTGTCTTGTCTTATTCTGTAACTGTAATCATCGATGGCTTCTAGATTGTCACTTTCTACGGGTGGAATATAGTCATCATCTTGACCTACAAATATAGTATCTATAAATTCTGGAGTTAATACTCTGTATACTGTATGTTGGTCACTTTCTTCTAATTTGATAACCATATCTTGCAACTTAAGGTTGCCATCTACATCATACTTGTAACTCCAATTGGTTACATCTTCTGGTGTATGTATTTTGAATTTTGGTATGTCACTGCCAATTGGCTTGTAACATCCTATGTGTAATACACCATATACCGTTGTGAGAATATCTACTTGGCTCATGAATTCTGCTAAATTCGAACCTTCTCCGTCTACATCTTCTATAAACTCTTGCATTTCAGGTTGCTCACCTGTGAGTCTTTGTGGAGGATTGCGAAACAATATTGAATTATATTCTGAAGCAATCAATTTTACATAATTGTAAACAGGTGTGTTGTCTATCTTTTCTGCATAAAAACTACCACCAAGCATGTCTTGGCCTTTCTCTACTTCATTTTGAGTCATGCCATGTTCGACTCTGGCTTTTGTTTTGCTCACATAAGAGCCATCATCGCCTCTTTCATATGTGTTAATTGTTTCTGCAGGAGTATTTAAATCTACTTGATATGCTCTTAGATAATGAGCATCTTTATACTCGGGTCCTGAATGATAGGAATTTATGGCTAGTCGCCAGTCATTATAATACTTGTCGTACAATGAATGGGTGCCAGTTATATAATCGATGTATTCTGACAAAATGTCTCCGTGTTAATATAGATATTCAACAAAGTATTTATCAAAAAAGCCAAAAAAACTGATAAATCTTGTAAAAAAAGGTTGACCTTGGCCAGAAAAAGTGGTATAATAGTTGTATATATTTTATTTAGGAGATAAAAATTATGTTTTACAATGACGAACAAGATACTCAATACAATGAGTTATTAAAAGCAATCAAACAATTTCCAAAATTTATTGGGCCTCAATATTCTGATAATGAAGTTGCCGCAAGATCTTTGGTGCGTTGGATGAATCAAGAAGGCTATACAGCAGAATTAGTCAAAGTACCAAACAAAGATGCTATTGGTATTAAATGTGTTGGCAAGGGTTTATTTAAAGAACCTAAATCAGAAATGGATTCATATTATGATATTGGTTGGACACAAGTATTTGCTGAATATTGGAATTACAATAATCCAAACAATAACAGAGAAAAATGGTTTGCTGAACCATATGATAGCAATATGATATTGTTTGTAAAAAAATATATCTTTAATAAAGATACTAATGAATATGAGTTGGCGTAATGAGGTTGACATTACCCGATAAATGCAGTATAATATATACATATTAAACAAAAAGGAGTAATTAATATGAACAAGAAAACAATTAAACAATATGCTTTGACACACGCACAGGCATACGCATTTGAACTAGCACAAGAGTTGTTTGAGCAAACAACTAATGCTTTTAGTGAAAACATCAAGAAAGAAGCAACAAAATTAGCCAAAAACGGCTTTTGGCCTGATGAACCTGCTAGTGACCTAGATTATGCTACTGCTATAATTAGGCTCACTGATACTGCTAAAAACATCAATGAATTGACCCATGCTTTTGCTTGTGGTTGCAACAAAGATGATAATTGGCAGTGGAGGATACAAGAATTTACTGATAGATTGCAGAACTTTTATGACGCCATGGTGAAAGTTATTGAACATAGCCATAAAGATACCAGCAAACATGAAGAAGGTGGTTATCAAGGTGTTACAGAACATGGTGGCACAGAATGTAGAGGTTGGTGGCGTGTGTTTGAATCAATCCATGGTCTGCCCTATTTTAGTGCTTTTGACCTAGGCAGAGATATGGGTATGGCAGAAGAATTTTATGATGCTGGTGCTATCACAGAAGCACAATACCGTGCTCATGTTACTAGAAGAACCCTTAAGATGATGAGTAGCAGAGAATTTTGCAATGAGCAAGGTCTGCCTTGTTATAAGACTTTAACATCTTATCTTAAGTCTGAATACATTGATTTGTATATAGATATGAATCTAGTTAATGCTGTAAAGGAGGTGGCGTAATGGGTATATTCAATAAAGCAGGCGATGAGTTCACACATATTGTTACCTTGCCTAGAGACCCTAATGTAGAACCCATATACCGACATACTTTTCCTGCTCAGGTTGGAAATAAGGTAGTAGAAAGATGGAGCACTAAGGTTAGGCCTATCAAAGACATGACTTATATGTTGAGAGCATGTAGATTATTGCGTAACAAAGATTACATGGTCGATTATAATGGCGTAAACAAAGTATATGAATATTGGTTCAAACAAAAGAGTCATGCTGTTCAATTTAAATTAATGGTGGGCAACAGTCCGCAACAAATAAGCACAGGCGGAACTAAATTCAAAATTAAGTGTCCATGCTGTAGCAACACATTTAACACAGACGAAATTGAATGGGTATGAGGTTGACCTTGTCCGATAAATGTAGTATAATATGTGTATATTAACAAAAAGGAGAATATAAAATGGCTAGTGAATTACATTGTAATAAAAGAGTCTTAACAGAAGAAGAGCACCAATATTGGATAGACAGGACTACACCATTTCCAGGAATGCGTGAAGATGTTGCTAATAGACATAGAATATGTAATAGATTTTATGATGAGACTGATGGTATTGTTAACAAGGATCACCTAGGTGAAGACCAGTTTATAAGTTATTATCCTTATAGTAGAATCTTAACATGGTGTGGTTGGAGTGTGAAAGCAATGGCAGGTGAATCTGAAAACAGGTGTCATCCCAGAAGCAAATCTAAATCTAAATTAGCAAATGAATTATCTTATTTTGAAAACTGTGACCCATCTATTATATTAGATCATTTTGATGAAAACAGTTTTTGGTATTGGGATTTCTTTGAATCAGGCTATAGTGACAGAACTTGTTTAGAAACCATATATGATCCTAAAACTGGTAAGTCAAAATCTTACCCAATTGAAGAGTTGGAGGTGGCGTAATGGTTATAGAGAAACAATTTAATGTTACCAATATTCAGTATGAACAAAATGGTAATGAACATTATCCAGACAACTTTGAAGTGTTTGTTCCTGTAGAAGATTTAGAATCACAAGATGCTGAGTCCTGTGTTTTAGATATGCTGAGTGATCATACTGGTTTTTTAATAGAAAGTTGTAATATAGTAGAGGTGGCGTAATGTCAATAAATGAAGAATTTTTATATAGAGTAGAGATAGCATATTATCCACCCACTGGTAATGATAATGATTGGACGCATGATGATAAAGATTTCAAACAACTGAGAAGTGCTGTGAAATATGCTTACAAAAAGGCTTTCATAGAACCATGGGATGAAACCAAAGGCCATCGTACTGAAGTAAGATTACATGTTTTAGGCGATGATGCCATATGGCACCACCCGCATCATGAAGAAGAATTTAAATGTTTACGATATATGGAGTTTCCATTTTTGTACCCGTGTTATAATGATTTTAAAATACCAGAATGGTACCTAGAAGATATAAAGGAGCAATTATGTGGCAAGTAATCACTGAACCAACGAAAGAATGGATAATCACCAAACAGTATTGGAATGACTATGATTGTGCTACTGCATATTGTGAAAGTCTAAACCGTGCATTACCCAATGTTTTCTTTGGTGTTAGAAGAAGAAGTGATAAATATTTACCTAACACGGAGAAATATGAGCAAAGACAAAATACCTGAAGGCAATAAATTAGTTACTGTAGATTTCGCAAAGAAATGGGGTATCCGTTGTAATGACATAGCAGAAGCAGAAGGTGTGACACCAGAAGCAATAAGAATGCGTGTTAAAAGATTTGGTAACCCATGGCAAAGAGCCAAACAGCCAAGCAAATTTGAAAAGAAATACGGTAAAACCATATTGCAAATAGCAGAAGAACTAGGTGTACATCCTGTTACTATTGCAAGGCGAGAAAATTTATACAGTGATGTGTATCATGTAACGCCTCAAAGAAAAGATGGTACAATCAAAAACACATGGAATAAAGGTGTTAATTTATCTGGCAAACACTGGAGTGAGAATCCTAAAAGTGGATTCTACGGTGATAGGCGTGCAAGACCATGGAAAATGGATAAAGATGACATTGACGGATCCTAAATTAAACATTATATCAGGCGACGCAGAACAAATTGCCCGTAATCTCAATAGACTAGAAGATCAAGAAGAAAACATATCTGCTATAAGAAATGAATTTATAGGCAAACCAGAAGTATGTCACACACTGGCATCACACATAGTTAGATTACGCAGAAAACCCAAAGACACAGAACAACAAAAACTATTTACAAATTTATTAGACAAGTATCTAGATGTTTTTTTAGAACACTATGATATTCGTTGGTTGCTCAGCATCTGTGACACCTTAGTGGACATAGGTGACCCCATCACAGGTGCTGTTGCAATGAACATAGTGCAATGCATAAACAGATGCAATCTAGACAGCACAATACTGGTAAATGTAGTAGATGGTAGATTAGATGGCAATAAACTGGCCAATGAAATAAAAGTTCAAACATGGGGTGGCATGATCACAGCAGATATACCCACAGGCGATATGATATACAACATGATGAATAGACTAGATAGTGTTGTGAGCAAACACGAACTGCTGTGGAAGATATGGTGTGAAATAAAGAATCGCAGTAGAGATGATCAAAACATTGTGATGAATCATTTGTGCAATGCCAGTAGATATAGATATCAAAGGAGTTTCTTTCAGTGATAGACATAGTATGCTTTAGTTGGGGTCCTAAGTTTGATCCTGAATATGTAAACAATTTATACCATAGTGTAAAAAGAAATACCACTGTTGAACACAGATTCATATGTTACACAGACAGACCACAAGGCATAGAATGTGAAACAAGACCTTTTCTTGTAGACTTACCTGTGTGGTGGTACATAATAGGACTTACTAATCCACAACATGAACACAATGATCGAGTAGTGTATATGGATTTAGACACAATAATAACTGGCAATATAGATGATATACTCAATCAAGATGTACCATTTGCCACTATATCGGACTTTGGTTGGCCTGCAGGATTGCAAACAGCATGGATTATGTGGGATAAGCAAACAAGAGATAATGTATGGGAATACTTCACAACCAAGTATCAACCCTCAGACTACCCTAACTTAGATTGTGATTACACACAATGGGGTGGTACTAATCAATTTTTAGAAGAGTGTATGGGTGTGGTTAGAATAAACCAAAACCCTGTGCCTCAAATCAAAGACGCACCTCCTGTGGTAAGACTGCAAACAGAATTTCCAGGCTCTTGCGTTAGTTATAAAGTAAATAAATTGCACACAATAGAGCAATTAGATAATAATATAAAAATGGTATTCTTTCATGGAAAGCCAATGCCACATGAAGTTAAGGAGACAAAATGGATGAAAACTCATTGGAATACAACATTGTAACCAGTTGTACACCACAATACTTACCAGGCTTAGTTGCACTAAAACACAGTCTAGATATAAACTTTCCTAGTGCTAAACTAACTTGCTTTTGGTATGGACAAGGCAAAGATGATGATTTTAAATTGCCAGAAGGTATAGACTATATCAAAGAAGCACCCATGGAAGGTGTTATAGTAGATTCAGGAAAGTCTTTCCGCCACAATTTAAAACTAGGCCCGGATATGTATGCTAGATTGCTTATACCTAGATACTTTACAGGTAGAGCATTTTATGTAGATGTAGACTGCTTGGTATTACAAGACTTCAGTCAGTTATTTGAAGCCAGCATGGACAATCACAGAACAGCATGTGTGTATAGACCACACATAGGTTGGGTTGGTGGACACATGCATGATGATATGGCTTCAGGCACATTTATGGTAGATTGTGACAAGTGGAGATACAATAACACCACAGAAGAAATATTTCAAATTATGCGTGACTATGAAGCAGGCAAAATACCGCAAAAGTTTAATGTGAATGTAGAAAGTGTTATGAGTTATGCACATGCAGGACATTTTCAATACTTGCCACCAGAGTATCAAAACTTAACATACTATGGTGAACTAACCACAAGAGATATCATTGCTCATTTTGCAGGACCTAAACCATGGCCTATACCAGAACATGCATTCGATAGAAATCATGTAAACTACAAAGATTTATGGTATGCATATTATGACAAAGATATAGACAAAATTAATAAACTAACCATGGCATTGCCGCAAGAACGCAGTAGTGATAATCCATGGGACAGACGCAAACAAATGTAATAGGAGAAAAAATGAAGATATTAATAACAGGTGGAGCAGGTTTTATAGGCTCCTATGTAGTAGAAGAATGTATAAAAAGAGGACACTCACCAATCATATTTGACCATTATAACAGACAAGAAGAATACCCTTGCCCTGTTATACTAGGCGATGTGCGTGATGAAGTAGCAGTCACAGAAGCAATGGCACATGCTGATGCTTGGATACACTTAGCCGCAGTATTAGGCACACAAGAAACAATTGATAACCCAAGACCTGCCGCACATTCTAACTTGATGGGTGGACTTAACATGTTAGCCGCCGCAAAACAATACAACTTGCCAGGCACATACATTGGTGTAGGTAACCATTGGATGAACAATCCTTACAGTATTACCAAAACAATGATAGAAAGATTTGTAGACATGTATAATCGAGAACATGGCACACGGGTAAACATAGTGAGAGCCATGAATGCATATGGTCCTAGACAAAGGCCAGTACCACCATGGGGTGATAGTAAAGTGCGTAAGATTACACCTAGTTTTGTGTGTAGAGCATTAGAGAACATGGACATAGAAGTATACGGTGATGGTAAACAGATATCTGATATGTGTTGGGTAGGTGATGTAGCACATGCACTAGTAGTTGCCACAGAAAAAGCCGCACAAGACATAGTTTTCCCAGAAGCAGTAGAAGTAGGCCCTAAACACAATAAAACAGTACAAGAAGTAGCACATTTGATCATACATTTAACAGGCAGTAGTAGTAAAGTTGTAAACTTACCTATGCGTCCAGGTGAAATACCAGGAGCAACAGTGAGTGCTGATATAAATACACTTAAACATGTCGACATGACAGAAGCCAGCCTTATGCCAGTAGACAAAGGCATGCAAATAACCATAGACTGGTTCAAGGAACTGTTAAATGAGAACAAAAAAGCCTAGGAAGTATGCAATTATAAACAACAATGTGGTGCCTAAGCCTCTAACTAAAGGTTATGAAAAGTTCTTAGAAGCCACATTACCTGTGCGTAGCACACACTCTAAACTGCGTAACACAATCAAACCCAAAGATGAAACATAAGGATTCTCCTGATCTTAACATAGAGTTTAAGAGACATTTTGTTCAGATAGTTGAAAATTATTTGGCTGATCCCACAGATAAGAAGCAGGCCAAGTTAGCCACAATAGTGAGTCAAAGTATACAACTAGATCCTGAATTGCTGTTGTGGTTTAATGCTATGTTTAAGTGGCGTAATGTAAAGCCAGTGGGCCTACATGTACAGTTTAGACATAATCCTAAAGTACCTTTCTAGAATTAATTTCACTGCCATACCCAATCAATATACACAATACAGTTAATGGTATAAACCATGGGTGTATCATTTCTAACATATGACCCCATAACATGCTGATGCCTGTTAATGAGAATGTGTTAAATGGTAACATATTTGGTTTTTCTGGTGTAATCTTCATATCTTCTCCTCTTTGATTCTTTCTGCTTTTAGGCCACCGTAATGACCTAATTCTCTTTTTACTGCTAACAGTATGTCTGGCTCTGTGCCAGTGTACTGGAAGTCCTTGGTAAATGTGTTGTCCATATTAGGCCTAGCACACCTATAGGTTATCCTGTACACACACTGGAGTACTTTATTGGCTGAAACTTGTGGTGCTTTGTGTTCCATCTCTATGTACTACTGTGGTTAAGCCTCTTTGTGGCAATTCGATACTGTCTTCTGGTTCTCCAAGCAACTGTATGCCTGCTCTATCCATAAATGTTGCCCACATAAGCAACTGTTCTAGATTAGAATACTTTGGTCCTGTATACTTCTTGTGTTTTCTTTTAAGTTTTTTGTTGTGTCTTTTCTTTGCTAATTTATTTTGATTCATCTTTGTCTTTGTTTTTGTTGCCCCATATTCTATCCCAACCATCTTTGTATTCTTGACTGTTGTCTGCACTCACAATACCACTAGTGGGTTTGAAGCCTTCACTTTTGTCTCGTTCACCTCTTAAGAATGGATTCTTGGCAATGATCTTTTCATTCTTCTTCCATTGTGCTGAGCCTTTTTCTGGGGTTTTTCCTGTAAATGCCATATGCTATTATTTATCTCGGCATAAAGCCTGACTGCCTTCTTGTAGGCAATTTGACATCAAATCTTTGTTGTTGTAGTGGGAACAGTTGCCACACACAATATTTAAGTGCATCAAACATGTGATCATATCCACTACTCTTATCTGGCACACGACTGCCTTCTTTGTAACTGAACTTGTTCATGCTGTCTAGAGTGTGTCTGCATTTAGGGTCTATGTGTAGTTTTATTTCGCCTGTTGTACTGCGTAATCTACTGTTCACTGCCGCAATAGCATCCTTAACAGGTGGATTAGTCTTTGGTGTGCGTACTTTAAAGCCGGCATTGTGTAGTATAAGGTGATCTGTTAAGCCTCCTGCACTGGTCTTGCGTTGATTACCACTTGCATCTGGATAAACAAATATCTGGCGACCTAGTCCATATCTACTCTGTATTTCTTTGCACATGTCATTGGTACTTGCACCCATCAGCATGATTTCATCTATAACATGCAAATGATCTCTATTCTGTAACATTATACATGCAGAAAAATTGTCTGTGTTGAAGTCCATTCCTATGTGTAGTGCATTACTCTGGCTGAGTTCTGGTGCAGACTTTATGTTCTCTTTGTCGAATGCATAAGCAATAATACCTCTAGCATCTTCAAATGTGGCATTGTACTCTTGATTAAATGTTCTTTCGTCTAAGTCTCTTTTGGCGGCTTCTATTTCTTCTGGAGGTACTTGCCCACCATTAAGTGTAGTGTATGTGTGACTGCTCCAATCATCTAGTGCACCTGCATTGTTGTATATCTCCCAGAAGTGATTCCTACCATATGGTGTGCCTATAAAGAGTGCATGTCCACCAGTGTCGGATAATGTGGGTCTTAACACACTATAATATGTTTCTGGATCCATTGAAGCAAACTCATCAAACACTATGAAGTTCCATTTAGTACCACGCAATGCTTCTCTATTATCACTACTGCGTAATGCTATAACACTATTATTAACCAAAGTAATCTCTAGATCTGAATGATTAATCTTCTTTATCCAGTTCTTTTCTGCTAGGAATTGTATGAGATCATTGAGTATAACATTCTTTGCTTGACGATATGTGGTTGCTATGTACAACACTCGTCTATTGGGATATCTGGCGAATTTGGCCAGTTCATTGATTGCTAGATATGTTTTGCCAAATCGTCTACCTGCAACAACCACACGGAATCGTGCAGAATCTTGACTTATGGTCTTTTGTGGATCTGTTAATATCATATCGAATTAAGTGCTGAGTTAGGTGGCATTAGTGTTATAACTAAATTACATTATGTGAATCGGTAGTAGTACACATGAACACACAAATAACAGTTTCCTCCTTTAAGATAAAATTGTTAATAATAATAGGTGCTACTACCATGAGTTTAACCGGAACTCTGGAGATACATTATTCCTAACCCAGCATTATTATTTATCTTCTTCATCTTCTGTCCATGGTAGAACTTGATTACTGTCTTTGCTTACAGGTGACTCTGCTTGACCCAGTATGTTCTTACCTAGCCATATCAGCATAACACGATCACCCTTCATTGCAAGGTCTAATTGTGCTCGTCTTAACTTCTGTTTCGTCTCAGTTGTGGCTTTTTCGTATAAATCTGCGAAATTGTCTCGTAATGTGCCTACTGGTACACTAAACCAGTCTGATAATTCTTTCCAACTACTGTGTAATGCGGCTAACTTGTAGAACTCTTCTTCTGGTATAACTGTTTTGTTACGACCCACAACTCTACCTACAACTGTTTTTTCGCCGTATTTGATGTTCTTTACTTGGTATCTTTTTGTGTACTTCTCTTGTGTTTTTGAACCTTCACTTTGTGTTTGTTCACTTAGTGGTTTGCTATCTGAGAAATCTTCATACTCATTAGACATTTGCGTCTCCTGTAATTCAGTGTTATATCGCCACTGTGTGCGTAGAAAGTATTTATCTCTTTATAGAGGTTTATCTATGATTTCTGCCATCTCTGTGGTGATTTCTGCTAGTGGAATCTCTTGCAATATGGGTAATTGATCCTTGCTGATCCAGTCAATCCATGCTAATCTGCCTTTGCGATCTCTACATTTACTACAACACAATGCAGGTTGTCCTGATGAATTAGTTCTACCCCAATTGATAAGAGGTTGACAGTTGTCATGTTTGTTGATTATGCTTTTTTTCATGTGCTTATTATACTATACCTCTAGCAGATAGTCAAGTCATAGTTGTCCTTAATTTGAACCTTTATACCTTACAGTGGTATTATAAAGGTCTAAAGACCTAATAACTTCAAAGATATCATTAACTTCGTTAATTTCATCTTTTTCGTTATTCTTTTACTTCGTCTCTGGCCCCCTTGATGTTATAACCATGAGACCTCAAATGTAGTTTCTGCCAAATAAAAAAAGCAAAATGCTTTTGTGGCTCACTACTTTTGAAGTCTGCACATTATACCATGCCTACTGAACACCAGTTTTATTGCAGAAGGTTGACTATGTATAACTGCAAACCGTGTGTACGGAAACTGCCCTCTAACCAATCTAAGTAACACAATGTTCAGGCTATGTTACTATCTTCGACCGCACCGCCTTTTAGGTCAAGTCATCTCAGTGCTTTTTTAGGGTTCTGTATTAGTTTTGTATTAGTTTTGTATTAGCCTAAATTTTCTTATCACTTTTATTTACCATCTGACCAAAAAAATCCCCCTTAAAAGATGAGTAATAAGGGGGACTGATACGATATTTAGGAAAAATTAAAACATTACGATCCTGAACGGATCCACGAATTTAATTTTAACAGCACCATTTGAAAGGAATCAAGTTGTACTGTAGACAAGGATTAGTAATTGATGTTTGGCAACATTAAGGCTACTTGTTTCCTTATCCAATAATTATTTATCAAAAAGATAAATTTCTAGGAGCATTCATGATTAAATAGTATTGGCTTGTCCTAACGCCTACTTTAGATGTAAAGTAATCAAAATATCCCAGGTAATACTGGGGTATTCTGATAAATACTATAGTACGACATTTAAAAGGAAAAAACATGTATCAAATAAAATATTCTAAACTATCAGGCACAAGAAATGCTGAAATAAATACCATATTCTGTAAGATGAGCAGAGGTGACAAACAGTTGTTGATTAACTTACTGCAAGATGCACTATATGTTATAGGTGAAGCACAACACGAATTCACTGAAATAGATACCTTTGTAACCAAGCAATTCAAGTGTTTTGGCAAAGGGCAATACAACAAAAAAGCACAATACTTAGGTATAAATGCTATCTTATGCGGTATGCTGAAACAACACAAGAAGACCAAAGACAAAGACTTTACTATATATCAAATCAAAAACATTGAAAATTTATTAGGTGCTTTTGACAAAATCAACGGTGTTTTGGTTGCAAACAAATGGCCAGAAACCATATATGCACCTGATATTGAATTTGTAGAAATTTAGTTACTTTTTGTCATTGAATCGCACAGTTAGAACTTTGTTCCATTCTTTGTGCCTATTACATCTGCTGTAATATTCGTAATTGATCATGTTTGCATCAATTATCTTATTTTCGTAATAATACAATTTTTTCAAGTACCTGTCACGCAGATATTTAGGCTTTTTAGTGGTATATGTATGAACAAAGTGCTCTAGTACCTCTTTGCCTTCTCCCGTTGCACACAGACGGTCTATGTGCGTCCTAACCTGGTATACAAGATGGTTCTTCACTGTCAAAGTGTCTAAGATATTACTTGCTTGTTTGATTAATTTATTTTGATAATTTGTTAATTTGTTCATCTACCCAACTTTTAATTCCAGGATATCCCCACAACGCCATTGCTAGTATAACTCCGCCATCTGCCATGCTTTTGCCTTGTGCTACTGCTCGTCTATAGTTAGGTTCATGTCTTGCTATGAAACTTTTTATTCTTTTTAATGTGTCTAGTGATAGGTTGTCTGCATTTGCAAGTTGCCCTGCTCGTGCTACACCTACAGGTGTTCCTGCTCTTTTGCTTTTTGGTAATTCTTTGCGAATTTCCAGTGCCTTTTTGGCTATGTTTTGTGCTGATTTAGGTGGTACTGGCATTATATCATACCTCCTACAAGTGTTGCTACTAGTGTGACTAATGTACTGAGTACCATCCCAAGAATCCAAAATATTCTATTGTCTAGGCGATCTAACCTGTCTTGAAAGAACTCTCTGTTATCCTTAACAGCATCTTTAAGTTCATCTATGTCCTCAGCCATGTGGGCAAGATGATTGTTTTTGATCTGCTCAATTTCACTATGTAATTCTTGGGTGGTAATTCTTTTAGCCATATTACATTCCTAATATGTCTTTGATCTTTTGCCATACTGTATGACTATATTTTTTCAATTTCTTCCACATAACCTAGGTTCTCCCTTAATGTTGTTAATTTGTCCCGGTCTTGTTGTATAAGACATGGTACATGTGTGCTGTCTCCGCCTTCTAGTGGATGACTCCATAAAAATTCACTGTGTGTATACTTTTTGTTCATTTTGTCTGCTAACTGTTCTAATTGTTTTGCTGTTTTATCCTTGTAAACAAAAACAAATGCTTCAAACTTGGTTGCCGGGAATGTACATGCTATAGTATTTAAACACTTCTCATCATTTTCCCAAACCAATATTGAATCCATTAGTCTATAACTCCAAGGACATACATTGCGTATTCTCGCAAAATATTTGACCCAGTCACTATCCTCTTTTGCTACCTTTCCTTTTAGGTCCACCTCTTTGTCCCTTCTTTTTCTTTTTCATTCCGCCTCTTTGTGATTTTGGCATATTTTTTCTCCTTTAATTTGTTCCTTTATTTGTCCCTCTGCCTAATGGAGACATTTTGTATGTAAAATGTGTGTTACCACTAACTATACTGGTATTTGCATTTGTATTTAATATTAATGTTTTACCGAAGGCATCACCTGCATATGATCCAAATCGCCCATATGGTATATAAATGTTACTATTATCTGTATATGACGCACCTGTCATGCTGACAAATGCAGGATTTCCTGTTGCAACATTTACAAATGTATCCATATCTACTATTACTGTTGCAGTATTACTACTTCCACTTATTTCATATAATTTACGACCATTGCCACCTGGTAAGCCACCACCACCAGCATCACCAGGTAAGAAATATGTGTTTCCATTAGGGCCTAGAATACCATGCTTTACAAATGGTACATATGATGATGCAATGACATTACCATAATATCTCAAACTAAAAGTATCTGTTCTAGTATCTATATGACCAAAATAATCTACATCATGAGGTCCAAGTAAAACATTACCTGTGTTGTCTATTGCGGCACTCATGAATAATTGTACACTATTGTTTGCATAACTATCACTATCTGGTCCTGTAATTGCTATAGTACTAGTGGTGTTAGAAGCATAATCGTAAACTACAATGTCTCTACCTCTTTTTGGTGCACAATACACTTTGCCATTAGGTGCTAAACAACCACCTTCTAATTCTTGACTTTGTGATGTTGTATATGTACCTGCATGTGTAGTTGTTGATGCACCTTCAATCCATTTTTCTAATTTAGAACTTGCATCTTTAGGTATCCAAAGAAAACCACCATTAGGTAATTGCAATCCATTCTCTTTTGTGTCAGACACAATTCTAGTTGCGGCTGTGCCGTCTACTGTAATAGTTGGAACTCCAGGTGGATCTGGGTATGTAAAATATGGTGTAGTAGGATATTGGCTAACACCTTCTATGTTTCCTGCACTATAATTTGCATTTGCAAAATCTACTTTGTTTACATTACTGCCACCTAATCTATAAAATTGATATCCTGTGATACCTTGAACCCAACCTGCTCCTGATACTACTCCGTTCCCACCAGATGCACCAGCCCTGGCAAGTTCTTGAAATATATATGTGTTTGTTGAAGGGTCTAGGATACCATATGTGGCTATGTCTAGACCAATAGTTTGATTAGTTGATTGATTTACACTTCCATGCAAACCTGGTAACATTGCAATATTACCATTTGGCATTGTAAAAACACAACCACCATACTGGCCATATGGTTCTGTCGTGCCAGATACATTACCTTCTACTACTGTTGCCGCATTGGCACTTAAATTTGCCAAATAATTAATATACTGTAATCTGTTAGGCAGAGTGGGAAAGTCAGGAAATGCACCATCAATGGTAACATTACTTGAACTTATAAATCCTTGTCTAGCACTGAAAGGCATTTATGCTCCTATGGAATTCATTTCTGCAATATATTGATCTGCACTTTCTTTGTCAGTTACATGACCAATAGTTTTTACTATGCCATTTGCTCTCAATTCAGGTATCCCTGCGTCAATTAAATATTGTACTAATTCTTCTGTTGTCATTATTGATAATCCTTAGTTAATGTTGCATAGTATGTAGTGCCATCATAAATTACACTTATAATGTCAATGCTATTACCTAGTGTACTAAGTGTTTTGCTACCTGCACCACTAAATATCATACTACTTGTTAATGCGTGTGACCCTGTACCATCTTGTGTTATGATTATTGTCATACTTGTACCAGGTACTGCATTTGCTATACTGTTTATAGTAATACCACCTGTTGCAGTTACTTCATATATACTACCATTTGTGGCATTTAATAAACTACTAATATCACCACTTTGGTTACCTAAATCAACTGCTGTTTCATTAAACTTCTTGAGTACTGTATTATCACCTTTTATACTTGCAGTGGTTTCAACATTACCTGTTAAATTTGTTATAGCACCATCATAATCTGCTATGGCTAGATTTGCTCTACCTGTGGTATAATATAAATTTGTACCTTCTGCTAAATCTGTGGTAGATTTATCAGTGAATCTATTATCTATTGCTGTATTGGCTCTTGCTACAGTATAATATAAATTAGTACCTTCTGTTAAATCACTAGTTGTTTTATTACCAAATGCTGTGTCAAACCGTGCTTGAGTATAATATAAATTTGTACCTTCTGCTAAATCTGTTGTGCTTAAACCGTGTAATCTACTGGTTAAAGTACTTGCATTACCAAAGTAATAACCACTAGTTATGTTACCACTAGTTTGTATACCACTTGTAGTAATGTTTGCCCATTCTACGCCAGCCTTAATTGCATTATAACCACCTACAATGTTACCAGCCGCATAAGCATTACCTGATGCAAAGAAACTGACCTTTTTGCCACTTGTAGCCATTATTGTAGTTTCACCATTGTTACTTGCCATAAACATGTGTGCGGCGTTGGCATCGTTATCAGTACCTACTTTCTGTTTTGGTGTGCTTACGAAGTATGCATCAGTACCTGTGTTTGCAGTCCAGTCTTCACTGGCTGTAAAATATATACCGCCTGGCAATGAACTTCTTGTTCTTGGGAATGGATTTGTTTGTGTACTACCATACACACCAAATACACCTAAGCCTTGGTTGACTCTAGGATAGTATTCTGTAGGATTTAAACTTATATTACCTTGGCTACTGTTTAACAGTATTCTTGGTCCACCAGTACTCAGTTCTTGTGGGTTAGCACTAGCAGAATCTTGAATTGTTTTATCTGTGAATTGAATAAATCTCAATCCTGGTGTTATACTTGGATTTTGTGCGGTACCTGTGTCATTACCTGGTGAATCAGTACCATTCCATAATGTGGTCATACCAAATGTTGGCCAATAGTTATATCCAAATCCACTGTCATCATATCCAGCATCATTACCAATTAATACTACATTGGCAAAACTGGTTGAACCTTTGACAGATCTAAGTTTTGTCTTTTTATATCTTCTATGGGCAGATGCTCCAAAAGCCGTATTGAAACCAGTAGTACTTATATTAGCACCTGTAAAATTGGTTACACTACCTGAATCAAATTCACTTAGTGTCATTGTCCCTGTATCATTAATGAAATAATCATTTCTGCTGACTGGTACTACTGTTGAAACTACTCTAGAGTTGGCTGATAAAGCAGTTGTTAAATACATTGACTTATTTGTATTAGTGTCTGTTATGGTATGCGATATAGTTCTATCCCAATTGAAATTTCCTACCCATGTAGTGGTTATAGGTGATACTTCATTCATTATAACATTTGCTACACCACCAGCAGTACTACTTTGTAATGCTATAGTTCTTGCACTTTCACTTAATGGATATGTTATAGGTCTATTTCTATTACCACTAGTATCTGCACTACTAATACCTGTGTTAACCAATACCATGCCGTTAGCATAATAATCTGCTAAGTCTCTAGTTGCACCACCACCACTAAATGCACTTTCTGTATATAAACCTGTTAATTGCACCACATTACTGCCTGCAGTGAATACAGCACTACCAGTTATAACCAAACCAGTCACATCATCTGTTGCTGGTATATCATTACTGGCTGTTAAACCTTGCCATGGATATATACTTTTTATGGCAAAACCTTGTGGATCTGCTTGTAATCCAACGGTGTTTACACTATCTATTTCTTTGTTTAATTCTGTGAATGTTGAACCACCTAATGTAGTTGAAGCACCTTTGTTACTTAATTTTATGTTTTGATTGTTTTCACTGGTTATAGCATTTACATCTGTTAATGTATTGCTTAAACTAAATGCGTTACCTGTACTTGTAAAGTTACTGTCTGGTGTTACAGTTCTCTGTCGATTATTAGTGTCACCTAAGAATATGTTACCTTGATTCAAGTTAGGTGTGGCATTTGTTCTAAATGCGCCTTGCACTATGATATGAGTGCTACTTACTACTTTACCAATCTTTTGTATAAGGTTTGCTTCACCTGTAGGTGCTGTTACTTGTAAATCACCTGTGCCATTGACAAATAAATCTGAACCTTGTGCAAAACCGTGTGCGCCAATGTTTACTTCACCACTAGTTACTATTTCACCTGTTTCTGTATCTGGTATGTTGTTTTTAACTATACCAATCACAGGCATCAGACTTGCATTTGAATTATCTGCTAGTGCCACATGTGGTGTGCTACCTGTTGCTGTTCCTGTTAGATATACTGCTTTACCTCTGTCTAATTGTGCACCTGTGCTGTTTTTTACTTCCTGTTGAACAGCACCATTTATATCACCTATAAAGATACCATCTCCAGCACCATCATTACCTGCTGAGATATAACCACCTGTGATGTTACCTGTTGTAGTGATATCTTGTGTAGTATTAATTACAGCATTGGCAAAACTGCCTGTGTAATTATCTATAGCCGTATTTGCTCTTGCTGTGGTATAGTATAAATTTGTACCTTCTGAAAGATCACTTGTTGATTTGTTACCAAATGCTGTATCAAACCTAGCCTGCGTATAATATAGATTATTACCTTCAGTGATATCTGTGGTTGTTAAACTTTCTGATATAACACCTGTAGAACTATTGTAATTTATATTACCAGTTGCTGAAATATGTGCTCTAACATTACTTGGTGCCGCATCAATACGAGCATTTGCTTCTGCTTGATTAGGACCTGTAAAAGTAAATACACCACTAGTATTATTGTATGCTAGTGAGCCATCACCGCCAGTGTCTGTAACACTTAATGCGGCTCTACTTCTTGCATCTGTGTAATATAAATTAGTACCTTCTGCTAAATCACTGGTACTTGCTGGTATATTGTAGAATGTGCTACCATCATTGGTAAATTGCCATTTGTCTGTGCTTTCATTCCATCTGATCAGTGTGTTTGAACCTGCTACAGGTCTATTTGCTATGATTTCTACTGTGGCATCTGTTGCCGCATTGGCATTTAGTGTGATTTTTTGATCTTGTACATATAAATCAGTTACATTTTCGTAATCTAAATTACCTGAAACTATTACATCACCACTTACTGTGATGTTACCACCAAAGGCAAAAGGTGCATTACTTGCCGTACCAATGTAATCTACAATGGCACTATTTGCTCTGCCTGTGGTATAATATAAATTTGTTGAGCCTTCTGTTAGATTATCTGTTGTATTTGTGCCAATAACTGTATTGGCTCTTGCGTTAGTAAAATAAAGATTTGTTGATCCTTCAGATAGGTTATCAGTTGTGTTGTTGCCTATTGCAATGTTTGCCTGTGCTTGTACAATGCTGTTTGTTAATTCTATGTTATCAGCATTTACCGTAATACCATATCCTGATCCTACATTTAGTGTAACATTACCTGAATTGCCACCACCTGTTAAACCTGTACCTGCTGTAACACTTTCTATATCACCTATTTCTGATATACTGATTACACCTGTACCACTGTCATAACTTAATGGCGATGTTGCACTAATTGATCCTCTTGCCCTTGCTGTTGTAAAGTATTGATTGTCGCCTTCTGTGATATCTGTTGTGGTTAAACTTTCTGATATAACACCTGTGTTTGCATCATAGTTTATATTGCCTGTTGCTGAAAGGTGTGCTCTTACTTCTGCGGCACTTGGACCAGTGTATGTCATTATACCGGTTCCACTGTCATATATGAAACTACCATCACCACCTGCGTCTGCAGAACTAAAATGTGCTCTTACTTCTGCGGCACTTGGTCCTGTGTATGTGAATACACCACCTGAATAACTTAAACTGCCATCACCACCTGCGTCACTTACACTTAAATAATTTTCAATACGGCTGTTTGCTTCTGCTTGGTTTGGCCCTGTGTATGTGAATACACCTGTAATATTATTATATGTTAATGAACCATCACCACCAGTGTCTGTTACACTTAATGCAGATCTTACTGCGACATTTGATACACCTGTTGCTGTTCCTACATTAATTGTACTTGGAGTAGAACTTACTGTTACTGTATTAAGAGTAGAATTAACACTTATTGTAGATGTATTTGCTGAAACTGTTATATTTGCCATTTAGGTCTCCTATGTTGTTGTCAGTGTTGTGAATCCTGCTGAGGTACTAGGTTTTCCTAAACTTACATCTGGTGAATATCTATGAATAAGGGCCCATCTGTGTTCATCAACTGTATTTGGTGTTACGCCTGTGTCAGTCCATCTTACGCCAATTATTGTAATCGGTGTTTCTCCTCGACTATCTGGTAACACATTGCCTTGATAGATGTTTCCTGGTAATGTAATGTTTACTTCACCTGTTGAGGCACTAATTACATTTACATTACTTGCACCTATTTCTGTGTTGGCAAAATAACCTGTTACTGTTGATGTACTGAAACTGGGATTTCCAGTTGTTCTGTCGTATGTCATTGAATCTACGACAAGGGTTTGGGCACTTAGTTCAAAATTGTAATTTGTTATATTTGTGCCAAAATTGTATGCAAATGTTGAGGCTGAATCTTTGAATACTTCCAATACTTGGACATTATCCGCACCACCTATATATTTTGCAAAACTTAAAAGTCTTCCACTCATAATATTCTACTCCTGAAGGGTATTCCTATAGCACTGAGGCACTATAGGCATTTTTGTTACTTGTATATTTATCGTATTAGGCTGGAGGAGTGGGCCAAACTATATTATTTTTATCCGTTGCATCTGGATTGTTTGCTGGTATATCTCTTAATGCTTGTCTATATGTTTGCCACTCTGCTTTTTTGCTGTCACTTAATGGTGAATCAGGGCCTATTGTCCAGTCACATTGTTTTAAAAATATATTTCTTTTTTCTCTAATATAATGCATTGGAGGTACAATGCCTACAACATTGTGTTCTACAACATGTGGTGTTACACTGACATTTACTTTGCAACCTTTACTACTACATCTGCCTTCCATGTATACTAGACCAGGATTGTTTTTGATTAAATTTTGTACCTGTGTTTCTTTACCACCAAAATCATGATATGCTATTCTACCATCATTTTCATAATATATTATCCAATTTTTTACATCCATACTAATCCTTATCTTCTCTGTTCATTCTTATCAAAATTAAAACTAAAGTCATCTAATTGGCCTTTATTTAATCTCAGCATTGTTAATTCCATATTTGTAAAACCAACTGTATTAGGTGATCCACCTATATTTGCCATGGTATTATATCCTAATACTCTTATATCAGCCGCAATCATTCTGTCTGTAACAGTGAAGTTTGTATTTACTCTTGCACTATCTAATGGATCTACTAGATTTTGCCATACTACACCTTCATTTACATAATCGAATATGGTTTGGTTATTTGCAAAATCCACATCTACTTGCATTTGTAATCCAATATCAAATCCTCCTGCAGGTACTTGTCCTACTGGTAAACAGTCAAACATCAAACCATATGCACCATTTTCTGTTACAGTTAAATCAATTGTTTCTGTGGGTAAAATTTGTCTAAGTACTGCTGAATTGGCAGACTGACTTACATTGGCGGCAGGATTTTTATCAACTTGTCCGCCTGAGGCTTTATCGCCCATATCAACCTGAGTAATTGTTTTACCTCTGGTAGCACCATTACTTAAAAAACTAGTACCTGTAACATTTTGCGTACTGTTTACTAGGTAACTTAAATTACCATTTGGGTCTACACCTGCTACTTGGAAAGATAAATCATTTTCTGGTGAACTACCAAATAATGTATCACCTGTGACAAAAACTGTGTCAGCATTTGCATAACCTGTACCATTGTATCCTGGTTGTACATAAACAGCCTCGTAATCTCTAGTGGTAGGATGAATAAAGACTGTGAATTCTGCACCACTACCTGAACCTGATGTACTTGTTTGTACTACATTTTTAAGTAAATTACCAACTCTTGTAGTACGCCTTATTTCTAATGGATCATCATTAGGTATTTGTATGTTGGCATTGCCGGCATCATTGTAATCTGTTTCTGTGACAGTTACATTACCATATATGTTATTGTTATACTGTATCATTGTCATTTCAGTGGTTAACACACTTGATTCATCTTCTTTTTCTTTGATACGCATAACACGATATTCATTATCACTTAAACCATATGTATCATTTGTTACTTTTACCACATCGCCTACATCTATTTGCAATGTGCTGTGATCTCCACCTAAACTTAATATTTGATTGTTTCTGGTTTGACTTAGATCAATGTTTGCTAATGTTTTTGCTTGTATGTTGTTATTGATCATGTCTATTCTGTAATCAAGTTTGTTGTCTGGCTCATTTGCTGTTCTATTGCCTGCGGCTGTTTCTATGAATACAGTATTACTTTGATCACGCCTGTTAGTGTCTGCAAATTCTACTTGTATTTGATTAAATTGATCGAACAAACTGGTATTTTGTAATTTTATACCACTTACTATGTTGTCATCATTCAAAACAAATGCATTTGCAGTATCTTCTATATGATTCATTTTGATTT